ATCATATGCGTTAGACCATGAAAACCAGCCTAAATGTTCTCCAGTATCAATACTCAAAATCATAATATATTACTCAGTTATTTCAATTCATCAAATTCTTCAAATTCGTCCCAATCATCTTCTTTAAGATTTTGTGGGTCGATAAACTTTGTTTGGTGCTTGAACTTGTCTTTTTGTTTTTTAGACTCGTTCAACTTCGGTTTCCTTGCTCTGCCTTCGTCTTCATAGAAGTCACGGAAACTGGAATATTTCTTTGTTTTGGCCATTTCTTACTCTGATTCTCCCTGCAAAATTTCAGGCAATGCTTCTTCGATTAATTTTCGATTGATGCCTTTGTAGGTAAGTTTTTTTTCTTTCATCATTAGAACCAATTTGGCTTCTTCTGGTGAAACGCTTTCCAGAACCTCAATAAACATCGATTCACGTTTAATAGGGTGCAAATTATTTCCAGTTATGAAATATTGAAACTTTCTCAATTCTCTAGGCAATCTATTGTGTCCCCAATTTGCTGGAGTCTCCATCTCTTTGTATGGAGGTACACCTTTAGGCAACTCAAACTGTATATTCTTATGAAATGTATATTTAAGAACAGTTTTCAATTCTGGTGTCAGATTCGCAATTTGCTTCAATGCACTTGCTTTCTTTGCCGCAGGCAAATCTCCGATATGCTGTAGCAACTCGGGCAAAGTCATTTTCTCAATATTAATAGCCATGTTCAAAATTCCTGTATATGTTCCATCAACTGCTTCATGCGGTTTTGGATAAAATAGTTAAGTAGTTTTTCCCTACCACGTTTAGGGGTATTATCATAAGTTTCAAGAATCTTCTCTTGATACTCAGTTGGAATCTTCGACAGGTCAATCAGCAATTCGTTTCGCTTGTAATTTCGTAGCATCACTTCATCACAAAAAGACTCAGGTTCTTCTTCTAACCACTTATTTAGTTTTTTCTCAGTTACAGGTTTTTGTCGGCTCTCAGCAACAAAGCAATCATCACTACTAAGAAAATTAGGGATACCATCGCTTCTGTCTCCTTTAATAATGTGTTCTTTTAAGAATGCCTCTGGATTATTAGTACGCAAGAACTTTTTACCCATTGGGCTGTACTGTTCTACGTTTGCGAACTTCTGCAATTGCATAAAGTCTTTATCGCTAGACAGAATCAAAATCTTTTCGGTAGTGCTGTTCTTAAGTGGAACACCAAACTTGTGCGTCAACGTAGCAATAACGTCATCGGCTTCAGTCTTGTCAACTTGAATCACTTTGTACGGAAAGTATTCTTTGATTTCATCACGCACTTTGTTTAGCGTTTCAAAAATCATATTCCAATCAAATGGAGATGCCTCTCTATCTTTCTTACGACCTGCTTTGTAGTAAGGGAAGTAGTCTCTGCGCCAGTACTTCTTGTCATCGCAACAGATAACAATGTCGCCATAGTCATCACGAAATTTAACGTTGTACATTCGAATGCTATTCAGCACCATGTGGCGAATGAGATTCTCGTCAATTGGGTTTGATGCATTTGAATTTATTTGCATCATCAAGTTTGAAATCATTACCTGATTCAAGTCAATCAAAATCATTTTAGTTATCCAGTTATTACTCTAACAATAATTGTATCAGAGTTAATGCGTCCTGTCAACTCGGAAGGTTTGGTAGTCAATCCGTCTAACAGTTTTTTCAACACAATCTTACCACCATCAAGTACTTGCTTAACAGTCACTTCGGGCTTACGCAAACGTTTGCCAATGGACGTATCAACATTGAAGTTTTGAATTGTTGTGCCTTTGATTGTCAGACCTTTAGCATTATCGCAATTGTACATGCCAAGCAATTTTGTTTTGGTATTGTACAACCAGACTTGGTTCGCACCAATAATCTTTTCTGGCAGAACACTCTTCAAATTCAACTCAGCGAAATCTTTCATGTATTGCACCTTAGCGGCAATCACACTTGCGGGTTTCTCTTTTACTTTACGTGCTTTACGTGTGGGTTTCTTTTCTGCGCCACGATTTGTTTCTGCAACAATCGCATCATAGAACTCTTTAACTTTACGCAATTGCACTTTAGTGAAATTGGAGTATGCCTCTTTCGTATCTGCATCCGTTGCACTCATCACTTCTTCAAATTCTTTAGAACGCTTGATGAATACTTCACACATGCGCTTTTGTACAACGGCAGATAATTCTTTACCTTTTAGATATGATTGCATATCTGGTGCAGATTTACACCCACCAGCAATGAAGTCATCTACAAGTCCTTCAATCTCTCCGACTTCTTCAGATGCCTTTTCACGAATTCTATCTTGAATAGAAACGACTGGTGCAGTTGATGTTGCAACAATAGGTGCTTTTGCTTTTTTAGTTTTCTTTGCATTCTCTATTGCAGTCTTAAATTCTTTGACAAAGAATTTTTTGAATGATTCGGATGGTTCGTAGCCCATACACATCATACGTGCTACCCAACCAAGTTGTACTGGAATAGATGCGTCACTTGATGCGACCAAAGAAATTTCTTCCTTCGGTCGATCAATGCTAGCCATGTATTCGACAACAAACGTTTTTGCTTGTTTGTTGTCACAAAAATAATTATACCAATTCAATGCACGAATTTCTTCGCTTCTGAGATTTTGCATCTCGGCTTGATTGGTCCAAGAAGGTTCCATGCCATATGCTTTTGCATCGGCACCAGGATTAATCTTGGAAAATTTCATAGTTTATTCACCCAATGTAAATGATACAGATTTGATAGAATCGTAACGGAATGAACGCCACTCGTTTTTCTCCAAGTCAACTACAGAGATAGACTCATCAGTTGAAGTTGTGCGAACACGTTCGGTTTTCTTTTCGTATGCTGGGATTGCAGACTCTTGCAATGTGCATTTCATGGTACGCATTGTGCCGTCTTTCTTAAGAAAGTCAACAGTCACAGGACCGTACTTGAGATGGCTAACAAGCCAATCACGAAATAGTTTTTGTTCTTTTGGTGTAGTTGTTGCATAATTAAAAGTTGTCATATCAAAATTCTCCATGTTAAATTATTCAAGTCTTTATTGTACCTAAAATTTCTTTGTTTGTCAAGTCAATGTCTTCCATATTATTCCTTTTCTATTCTTAACTCATCATAAAGATAATCATGCAATTCATTGATACCACCAATATAAGTTAAGTTGTGGTATATGTGAGGAACAAAAGTAGTTCCTGGAATTAGCTTGTCCAATTGATCTCTTGTATAGTCTTGTCCTAAGATAAAAAGTTTATATTTTCGTCTACAAACATTTAAAAGCAATTCTGCTTTTTCGGTAGACTTGCTTCCTATTGCACCATAAACATAGTACGTCACGGCGCATTGTACACCTGCACAAATTCACTTGGTTCATAATGTAGTATTGCAGTTTTTAGTGTACCCTTAAATTCATATGTAACTTGATATCCTTTAATTACATCATAATAATTTTGATGCGTCACAAGATTACATACGGGTTTTGAATCCGTTTCAGTTTTTGCAATTATGGGGGAATTTACAGACGGACCGCTATAGTGCGTAGTTCCATAATATCTCTCACAATAATTTTTAGTTGCCATATATGCTACCTTTTCTACTATAGGTTTTTTTGATATAACCTTTGCCATATAGATTCCGCTTTGACTAGAAGAATCTTCGACAAGAACAACGCCTGCTTTTGCAATTGATGCAAAAAAAGAAATTGCTATAATACTATGTAGCTTTTTCATAATTACTGGATTACATATACACTTGTAACTGCTTTAATTCTTACTGTATCTCCGGGATCATTTTCCATACGAACTGTTCGTATTTGTCCAAAATATTCAAACGTAACGTCATATCCATTAATGACTTGTTTGTATTCTCTGTCATTATATGGAACACAACGTTGAATCATCTTTGATTGTCCAGCACCAACAACACCTCCGGCGACTGCTGGAGATGGAGATAAGTCTTCAACTAATGTGCATGATTGGCGAATAACGCTATAAACTTTTGAGGTTGTAATAGGCTGAATTCGCACAACTCTAGCTAAGTCATATTTT